GTGCGGAAGCCCCAGAAAAAACGCCCATAGTGCCCTGCCACAAAGTTAAGACAAGTAAGTTTAATTCAAGCCGATTTAAGGGCACTATGGGCGTTTTTTCTGGGGCTTCCGCACCCCGACCCCTGTCCATGCTCTTTCTCTCCCCTATGCTCGTTTCAAGCCCGCCTATGGCAGATAGTCACAAGTCATGACAGATCAGACCGGAACTAGCCAAATTGAACCCTACGAGATAAGCCAAAACCTAGAAGCCGCTATTTCAGCTGCAGAATGGCTAACCCAAACAGACGCAGGCGCAATAGCCCTAACTAGACGACTTGCCTACGCATTAGACGTAAGTTTTAACCAGGGCGAACTAAAAGAAGTACCTGCGCTAGCGGCAAGGTTCACCCAAATTCTGGCACAATTACATTTAACCGTGGAAACACGTACACAGGGCAACAAGGAAGAAGAAGCTAATGGACTTGGATACGTCGCAGACTATTTACGGGTTATCGAAGCCGCGCCTACAAAGTCCAAAGCTAAACCTGCCTAGTGCCGGACAAGTCGTAATAGACCTAGCCGAAGAATTTGGGCAACCGCTATTACCTTGGCAGCAATACGTTGCTATGGACGCCCTCCAAATGACGCCCGACAAAAAATGGGCTAAGTCAAACATTGGGGTACTTATTGCCCGCCAGAACGGAAAGACGGCGTTAATGCGCCAAATCTTTTTGGCTCACTTATACGTTTTTGGTAGTAAGCAAATTATTGCTATGGCGCAAACACGGCAGCTAGCGCTGGACACTTTTAAGCAAACAGTAGATTTTGCCGAAAGCCTGGACTGGACGCGCAAAAGGATTAAGCGGGTTAGCCGTACTAATGGGCAGGAAGAACTGGAAATATATTGCCACCATTACCCAAAATCTTGTACTACCAAATGCCAGAGAATTAGGAAGTACAGTATTCGGGCGGCAACTTCGGAAGGCTCACGCGGTAGCACGGCAAATTTACTTTATGTAGACGAACTTCGAGAGATTAGCGAAGAAGCCTGGCAAGCTGCAGTACCACTAACCCGAACTACAGGCGGGCAGACTTGGATAACTTCAAATGCCGGAAGCGAAGCTAGTACCGTACTAAACGGTCTACGCACGCGGGCGCTTATGAACCAGTCGCCCCGTATGGGCTGGTATGAGTGGAGCGCCGCCGAAGGTTCTCAAGTGAACCCGCCAGACATAAAGGCAATTCAACAGGCTAACCCCGCGCTAGGTCATTTAATAGATTTGGAAAGCATTTTAGACAGCGCCAAATTCGACACAAAAGAAGCCTTTCAGACAGAAAGCCTATGTATGTGGATTAGCAGCTTCACAAGTCCCTGGAACGCGGAAAAGTGGAACGAAGGCGAACGCCAGATAACTATGCAAGACGGGCTAGTAACTTACATGGGGCTAGATTTAAGTTTTAACCGTGACAAGGCTTATCTAGTTAGCGTGCAAGTACAGGAAGATGAAAATTTAGCCGTGTTCGTACATGAGTGGCACAAAGACGGCGGCATAAATGACGTCGCACTAGCTGGCGAAATTGCCGAACTTACTAGACGCTTTAACCCGCGGGTTTTAGCCTACGACCCAAATACGGCGGGCTTTATTGCCCCGCACCTTGCAAGGGCGCAAGTTAATGCCGTGCCTACCCCGTGGTCTAGTGCCGCTTTTGCTATTGCTTGCGATCAGACATTAAACGCTATGAACAGCGGGCGGTTAGTACACGCGGGGCAAGAAGTTATGTATGAACACTTAATAGCCTGCGCGAAGCGACCGGCAGGCGACGGCGGCTGGCGTATTGCTAGGCGTGCCGCGACCAGCCCAATTAGCGCAGCTGTGGCTTTAGTAATGGCAGTCGGACACGCTACCTTGCCACAAGCCGAACCTGTGATAATGTCGGTATAGCCTCTCGAAGGTTCTTGGCGGTGTCGCGCTAGTCACTTGGACGGGGTCAAGTACGGACTAATTAGGCTAGCGCGACACGTTGAAGCACGTTACAAACCGTTGCATAATTAGCCGTTACTTAATTGTCAGCGCATACTAATAACATGGGTCTATTAGATGTTTTTAATCTGACGTCACAAATTACAGCCGCCGAACCTGCCACGGTCACAGCTGCGGTTAATGTATTACCCAGCCAAAATTTTGCGCCTATGTTCATGTCGCCTTTTACGACACGGCAAGAAGCTATGGAAGTACCAGCCGTAGCCCGCGCCCGCTCCATTATCTGCGGTACAGCCGCTAGCCTTCCGCTACACGCTTACAACAAAGTTACTAACGCCGAAATTTACGGGCGCACAATTCTTGAACAGCCAGACCCAGCGCTACCTGCAGCGGTAACAATGTCTTGGACGTTTGACGACTTGCTATTCCACGACGTCGCCTATTGGCAGGTTTTAAGCGTTTCACCGGAGGACGGGCGACCAGTACACGCTAGGCGTATAGACCCGTTACGGGTTACTTACAATACCGAAGGACTTTCGGCTATTGTCGTAGACGGCTTTTATGTAGACGGAAATTTAGTGCCTATGTCAGGCGTAGGTTCTTTAATTGTGTTTTATGGTTTAGGTACAGGCGGTATTTTAACCCGTGCCGGACGAACCATTAAGACAGCGCTAGACCTAGAAAAGGCTGTAAGCCGTATGGCAGAAGAACCAGCGCCCGCTATGTACATTAAGAACAGCGGCGTAGACCTTCCGGCGGCGCAGGTGTCAAGCCTTCTAGCTAATTGGAAAGCCGCACGCGCCCAGCGATCTACCGCCTACCTTTCAGGAAACCTAGAAGTACAAGCTTTCGGTTTTGACGCTACGCAAATGGAACTAAGCGCTAACCGTATGAACACGGCAACCGAAATAGCCCGACTTATGAATATCCCAGCCTGGTACTTAAACGCCGAAAGTACTTCAAGTACTTACAGCAATACCTTGCAGGAACGCCGCAGCCTTATAGACCTATCTTTAATGCCATTCCTAATTGCCGTAGAACAGCGCCTAAGTATGGACGACGTAACCCCTAGCACCCAGCGCGTACGCTTCGAGGTTGAAGAATACCTACGCGGTACGGCTATGGAACGTATAGAAGTAATTGGAAGAATGTTAGAACTAGGACTTATAGACATTAACGAAGCCCGCGCTATGGAAGATTTAGCACCTAGAGGAAGCGAAACAAATGCAAATTAACTTCGACGGTAAAATTCTCGCCGCAGACGTTGAGAACAGAACCATTACAGGAACTATTGTCCCGTTTGGCATTTCTGGCAGTACCAGCGCGGGAGCGGTTATCTTTGAATTTGGTTCTTTTCAGCAATTCAAAGCCGAAGATATTATTTTGAATAAAGAACACCAGCGAACAGACCCGCTAGGACGTGGCATTAAGGGTAGTGAGATTATTACCCCTGCCGGTATTTCAATGTCTTTCAAAATTGCACCAACTAGCGCAGGCACAGATGCACTAATTGAAGCCGCCGAAGGTTTACGCCCTGCCTTTTCTATCGAAGCTAGTGCAGATGAATACACCATTGACAAGGGCGTAATGAAAGTAACCGCGGCTACCTTGCAGGCAGTTGCCCACGTTACTAACCCAGCCTTTAAGTCGGCACTAATTACAGACGTCGCCGCTAGTGAAGAAGAAGGCGACACCCCAGAAACCACCGAAGCAGCAGCTGAGGAAAACCAAAAAGGAACAACAATGGAAAACGAAAACCCAGAAGTTGAAGCCGCAGAAGTTGAAGCAGCACCCGCTGTTATTCAGGCTGCCGCTCCAATTCGCACCGCACCACGCAGCCCAATTGTAGACGGTTCTTCTTACCTAGAACACAGCATTAAAGCTGCTATGGGTAACGACGACAGCCGCCAGTATGTACGCGCTGCAGACGAAAGCACCACCACTAACACGGGTCTAACTTTAGCCCCGCACCTACAAGAATTTGTAACTACTTCTATTGGTGGACGCCCAACTATTGACGCAATTTCTACTGGTGCTTTACCAGCTTCAGGAATGTCTTTCACAATTCCGAAACTTACACAAGCCCCAACCGTTGCAGATGTAAACGAAGGTTCTTCACCTTTTGGTACAGCTATGACTTCAGACTACCTAACCGTTTCTGTAAACAAGTTCGCTGGCGCTAGCCGCGTATCCTGGGAGCTCATTGACCGGTCAAGTCCTGCCTTTCTCACGGAGCTCTTGAGAGAGATGCAGCTTGCCTACGCTAAGGCAACAGACCTAGCCGTAGTTTCTGCGCTTCTATCCGGTGGAACAGATGCAACTGCAGTAGCAGGTACAGCGACAGGTCTACAGACCTTTATCGCAACCGAAAGCGCCGCAGCTTACGCAGGTTCGGGCAACTTCGCACGTAACCTAGTAGCGAACACTACTAACTGGTCTGCCATTATGGGTTACCAGGACGACAGCAAGCGCCCACTTTACACAGCCGCCGCGCCTTCAAACGCACCTGGCGCAGTAGAAGGTACTTCAATCGTAGGTAGTGTCTTAGGCACTAACTTGTATGTAGATCCGCATTTCGGTGCAGGCGCAGACGAAGGTATGATCTTGGTCGCCCCAGAAGCTGCAACATGGTACGAAAGCGCGCAGCGTCAAGTACAAGTAAACGTAATTGGTTCAGGCGAACTAGAAGTATCTGTATACGGCTATGGCGCTATCGCAGTTAAGAAGCCTTTGGGAATTCGCGTCTACCAACAGACCGCGTAAGTCCAAATAATCGTAGGGGCGGTGCTGCCCTGTGCCGCCCCTACACCCCATTTATGAAAGGTCGAACCTATGGCAATTATTAGCATTTCAGAGCTAAAGGCTGTACTCGGTATTGGTTCTATCTATTCAGACGCGACAGTACAGCAAGTTGCAGACGCCGCCAGCGACATTATTTTAAGTTACCTAGACTTCAATCGCTCAAGCATTGTCAGCGTAAAGCTAGAAGACAACGTAGCAACTTACTACACAGCAGAACCGCACGCGTTTAGTGCAGGTTCGGCGCTCACGGTTACTAGTTGCGGAAGCCCGTTTAATGGTTCTAAGACAGTAACCGAATATGGTCTAAATTATTTTAAGGTAGCAATTAATAACGCAGACATTTTAGAAACGCCGCTACGCCCGTATGGTGTTGCCGCTTTAACTTCGCAGGTAGCGCTTTATGACACTAACGCAAGTGTTCGGGAAGCCTGTTTAGCCCTAGCTGTAGATATTTGGGAAACCCAAAAAGGCACTATGGGACAACAAGGGGTAGATTTCGCGCCAGCGCCATACCGGTTAGGGCGCTCAATGCTTCAACGCGTAATGGGTTTACTAGGTAAAAACGTAGACACTAACAGCCTGGTTGGGTAATGGCAGACTTAACCACACTTCGCGATAACCTTGCAACGGCTTTAGGCGCTGCGGGTCGGGTAGTTTATGCCTTCCCACGGGAACAGATAACCCCACCGGCACTAGTCCTAGTACCTGCCAGCCCATACTTGACCCCTGCCAGTATTGGCGCAAGTACAAACCGTATTAACGTGAGATTTGAATTAACGGCAGTAGTAGGCGCGGCAGATAATCAGGCAGCTTTAGCAAACATGGAAGCCCTAGCCCTGTCTGTTTTTAGCCTATTGCCATTAAATACTTCAATAGTTAATGGGTGGTCACAGCCACAGATACAAGAAGTTTCAGGGCAGCAAATGCTTACTAGCTCATTAACCATTGAACTAGTAACAAACACATAACAACAACAAAAAGGAAGGCATACAAATGCCAGCAGTATATATTACAGGTCGGGCGCTAACCCTATCTATAAATTCGGTATCGTATGCCGACCAAGCAAGCACAGTAACCCTAGAAATGGAAAATAACCAGCAGGTTCTAGAAGTACTTAGTGGACGCGCTTACAAGACCGTAGACAAGACCGCGACGTTAAACGTAGAACTTTACTTAGACGACAGCGCCAGCGCGGGCATCATTTCCGCACTATGGGACGCCGCTAAAAATGCGCCTGACACTTCACTAGCTTTCAGCTTTGACGTAAACGGCGACACCTTTACGGGCAACGTGTTTCCAGTATTCCCAACAGTAGGCGGCGCAGCTACAGACGTACTAAGCACTAGCCTTAGCTTCATTGTTGAAGACGGCACAGTAGCACGCGCATAACAGAGAGAACAGGGCAACAAAATGAGATACGAAGTAACCACCCAACAGGGCAATAAATACGAAGTAAACGACAATAGCGCCTGGCTATGGATAGAACTAGAACGTGACACGGGTCTAACTATGCAACAGGCAGGCGCAAAAATGGCAGAAGGGTCTTTAGACGTTATTACCAGCCTTTTATACAGGGCGGCAGTAATGGAAAAGAAAACCGAAATTAAGTCGCATAAGGCTTGGGTTCTAAATGAATTTGAAACCTTTGACGTAGTGGACGACGACCCAAAAGCCACGGGCGCGGAAGCGTCGCTAGAGAACTAATAGCGCTAGCCGTTAATACCGGCATACCGCTAAATGATCTTTACACCTGGTCGCTTACAGACGTTAATACGGCGTATGAACTTATAGCAGAAAGGCAAGGTTAGTAATGGCAGAAAAGCAAACCATTCAAGTAAAAATGGACATAACGCCAGAAATTCGTGCCTTGTTTAAGAAGCTAAACGAAATGGACGCCGAAAGCAAAACCGTATTAAAAGAACGTGTTAAGGGTATTGCTGGCTGGGTAGCGCAAGAAATTAAAACAGCGGCTACCTATGCGCCTATGTATAAACAAGCTACGGCAGTATCTCAAACGGTTAGGGCTAATAAAGACCGGGTACCTTCTGTAACTATTGGCGGTAGTAAAAAAGTTAAAGTAAGTCGAAAAGTTACCGAAGGAAACCCAGCGCCTAGCGTAGGCGCGTTACTTTATGGTTCAGAATTTGGCGCTAATCCAACAAGCGAAAACGGCGCATTTCCTAACGGCGGGCGGCGCTTTCCATACCGTAGCCCTAAGCGCGGGCAAGGTAATGAAGGCTATTGGATTTACCCTACTTTACGACTAGCTCAACCTAGAATTACTAGAGAGTGGCACGAAGAAGTAACAAGTATTTTAGCGAAATGGGATAAAGGGGTAATGAAGTAATGGCTACAAATAGAACCCTTAAACTCAATCTGCTAGCAGACGTCGATAAATTTGGCACGGGTCTAGACAAAGCGGGCAGGGACGCCAAAAGCTTTGGCGGCAAAGTCAGCAAATACGGCAAGATAGCCGCGGGCGCTTTTGCAGCTGTAGGCGCGGCGGCTGGCGCTATGGCTATTAAGTTAGGCGTAGACGCAGTTAAGGGCGCGGTTGAAGATGAGATTAGCCAGAAGAAACTAGCTAAAGCATTACAGAACACTACGGGCGCAACAGATGAACAAATAGCCGCCACCGAAGATTACATTAAGAAAACCCAATTAAGGTACGGCGTTTCAGATGTAAAACTACGGGCTTCATTAGGTAACCTGGCACGCGCTACAGGCGACGTAACCCAGGCGCAAAAATTGAACGCTTTGGCTTTAGACATAAGTGCGGCGACGGGTAAAGATTTAGAAACGGTAAGCCTTGCGCTTTCCAAAGGATATAACGGGAATTTGGGGGCGCTTACTAAATTAGGCGTGCCACTAGATGCCAACATCATTAAAACGAAAGACTTTGAAGGCGCGACAGACCAGCTACAAAAGTTATTCGGCGGTTCGGCGGCAGCCAATACCGAAACCCTTGCAGGAAAGTTGGCAATTCTTAAAGAAACTTTTGGGGAACTTCAAGAAGATGTAGGCGTAAAATTTATACCTATTCTCAAGCGCCTACTTGACAGGGTTAAAGAAGTTGCCGCGGCTTTTAGTGGCGACGACCCCGAAGGATTAACGGCACGCGCTAGAGAATTACAAGGCGTTTCGGGCGACACCTCGACCGGAAGCCTGGGGCGTAGCCTTTCAATTTTGGCGGAAAGTTTTAAGACATTATTCAAGGCTTTTACGGACGACGGCGACGAAGCTACCGACGGTATACAAGAACTAGCAGACGCCCTAAATAACGTGGCAAAGGCTATTAACGCTATTGCAGGGGCATACTCAAAGGCTAAGGGCGCTTTAGACTTTATAGACAGGTCAGACGGCTTTAGTACTTTTGGCGGCTTCAAGGGCTTACCTAATCCATTTAAGGGCAAGGCTGGCGCGGCTGGCGCTTCGGTAATGGCTAATCAACCTATTCGGGTAGGCGAATTTGGAAGTGAGATATTTGTACCTTCTGGTTCGGGGTCTATCCGTAAAGACACGGGCGGCGGCGGTAACACCTTTATTTTTAACGGCGTGATAGACGGCGAAAGCGCCCGCCGAAGTATTGAACGCCTAATGCAACAAAGTACAAGGCGTACCGGGGCGGTTAATTTTGCAGGGGCGCAGCTGTGACAGACTACGAACCTAACCCGACTATCGAAGTTAATGGCACGGTATTTAACCCTGATAATGTCATTTCAAGTATTAGAATTAGCACGGGTAGGCAAGACGTATTAGAACAGCCGCAGGCAGGCTACGCTAATGTGCAATTTTGGACAGACGCCAGTACCCCGTTAAGTGTTGAATTAGCAGACACAATAGCCGTAAAGATAAACAAAGGTACGGGTGGGCAAGAAACTATTTTTACAGGCACGGTTAGCGACGTTTCCATAACGCTAGACGCTTACGGCGACGTCGGAAGTATTGCCCGTTATTTATTGACTGTTACAGGTTCACTAGCCCTACTAAATAGACGGCTTGCCGGTACGGGCGGTTATGCTAAAGAATTTGACGGCGACAGGGTTTACAACATTTTGTACGAAGCCTTCGTAACAGAGTGGGACGACCTAGACGGCGTAAGCACCTGGAACGACCAGCCCAACATTGTTACATGGCTTAGCTATGACGGGGCTAACCTTGCTTTAGTAGACGGTCTTAGTACCGACATAGATAGACCAGGTCAATACGAACTACACACTTACGCAGACGGCGAAAACAGCGCCTTAGTATTAGCACAAACCGCCGCCGATAGTGGGCGCGGGGTTTTATGGGAAGCGTCAGACGGTTCTATACATTACGACGACTACGCTGCCAGAGCCTTAAACGGTGCATTAGAACTAACCGCAGACGATTTACTAAGCGACGGTTTAACCAATAACGCGCAACTTGGAAACATTGTAAATAACGTAACTATTTCGTATAAGGCAAACGCAACAGCAAAAGCCCGCGACGACCAAAGCGCCATTTTGTATGGTGAATTAGCAGGTACTAAAGATACATGGTTAGAAACAGGTACGGACGCCGCAGAACAAGCGCAGGCTTATTTACAAAGCCGCGCATACCCGCGTATTTACCCCGACCAGTTGAGTATTGCCCTACACAGCCCGACAGTATCGGACGCCACTAGGGACGCCCTAGCAGCTGTATACAACGGGCTACGGGTTCAAACTAGCGCCTTGCCTATGGTATTTGGGCAGACCTTCGACGGGTTCGTAGAAGGCTGGGAATGGGAACTAACCCGTTATACCGCTTTTCTAAATTTGTATTGTTCGGCATATTCCGAAACATACGAAAGCCAAATTTGGCTACAAGTGCCACAAACTACGACGTGGAATACCTACAATCCAGCGACAATATGGGAGAATGCTTAAATGGCAACTACAACAAATAACGGCTGGGAAACACCAGACGATACCGACCTAGTAAAAGACGGCGCTTTAGCCATTCGGACAGCCTTAAACGGCGTAGACACCAGCGTAGGCACTGGCCTTTTGGCTTGGCAGTCATGGTCACCAACGCTTTCAGGTGGCTGGGCAAATGGCAACGGCGTATGGACTGCTAAATACGCAAAACTTGGCAAACTTGTATTTGCAAATGGTTCGTTTGTCGTAGGATCAACAACAACAAAAGGCACAAATTTAAACGTAAGTTTGCCAGTAACTGCTGCAACTAATGCCGCCGCGACAAACGTAAGCACAAACACAGTTGCAGGAACTGCCACTTATCTATTGTGGAATACCGTAGACCCCGGATCACAAATTGTTAGTTTTTTTGCTGTTAATGCTTCGGCAACTTATGCAACTAGAACCGCCATAACATCCACTCTTCCAGCAACTTGGGCAACGGGTGACATCATTAGATTTAACGTAGTATACGAGGCTGCATAATGATTTACATCTTTACTTGCTCAACCGTTGGGTGCGAAAATAACTTAAACCCTGTAAACCTATGCGACCCTACTAATCCCGTTTTATGTTCTTTATGCCACGTTTTGACGGACGCAGTAGAAACCGCCGAACCCTGCCCTAGTGACGACTAATGCCATTACCAATTAAAAACGGACGCATTAGCACGCCTTACGGCAAGCTAGGCGCTAAATGGTCAAGTGGAAAGCATACGGGCGTAGATTTTGCCGTGCCTATCGGTACGCCAGTACTAGCAGTAACAGACGGCGTTATAGAAAACGCTAACTGGGGCGCTGCCTACGGTATTCAGGTAGTCCAAAAATGTTCTAAGGGCTGGATTATTTACGCACACTTAAACGCTAAGCGCGTAAAGGTAGGGCAGACCGTTAAGGCGGGACAGATAGTCGGCGAAAGTGGCAACAGCGGAACAAATACCACGGGCGCACACTTACATTTAGAGCTGCGCGACAATAAACGCTGGTCAGCAGGTAAGCCAATAGACCCGAAGGAATTACTAGCCTAATGAACCGTTATAAGACTTTTGCTATCCGCGTATTAGCGCTAATTGCTTACGAAGGTTTAGCTACTTTTGGGCTATCCGCTGGTGTAGGCATTGAACCAATTAAGGGCGCGTTAATGGCGGCGTTGTTGCCGTTAGTGGTAGTTATTCGGGAAACGGCTAAGGGTTTAATAGACGACGGAAAACTAACACAAAACGAAATGGACAGCGCAATAACCGAAGCCAAAAAGACTAAAAAGTGACATGGAAACTATCACTAATGCGGGCGCAGTAGCCGCCGCGATTATTGCCATTCTTACCCTTGCAGGTATGTTAGTTAGCTGGGGCGTAGTCAAGCCCATTAAGGCATATATAGACAAAATGACTTACCCAATTCAACCCACCAGCAACGGCTCTAAATCATTGCCAGACTTAATAAATACGGTAGACGAAGTAAAAGAAATGGTTAAAAGCCACTTAAAAGACCATGACACGCCGAAATAATAGGCTTGACAGTTGCAACACTATGCAACGATAATAAACACACAGGGCTATGAAGGGTAAGTATGGAAAAGTATTTAACCGCTAAACAAGTGGCAGACAAGCTACAAGTAAACCGGACGACTTTATGGCGCTGGGAAAAGAACGGCACGCTAAAGCCGCTAAAAATTGGCGGGGTTAAGCGTTATAGTCAAGACCAAATAGACAAAAAATAACTACAACAGAAACAGGGCAAAAATGTTTTTTAACGGATTTACACTTTTATTAGTATTTGCTTCGGTAGCCGTGGGCTTCTTTTGGGGCATGAAGTACGAAAATGATTACCAAAAACACCGATTTAACAACTGGCTACACGGCGCGACCATTGAAGAGGAAATGGCGCAGGACGGTTGGAAGTTATGAGTTGTTTAGTTTGTAAAAAGCCACATAACTTACAAATGCCAATTATGGTTGACAATGATTTACTTATAGACGGCGAATTACAAATACGAAAATTTTGTTATAGATGTATGTATGTAATTAGCAAGTCATATAAAAATCTTTTACAAGCAAATGTAAGTAATTTACAAGCCTTCCATTTAGTGCAGGAAATGTTAGACGGTGCGGAATGACATACGACATTAGCGACTATGTAGACGTCAAAACCCGCATAGAATTGCTTTACAAGAAGTACCCCGAAGCTTCTATCCAGTTTGAATTTTGCGGGCTTATGGAAGGTAACCCTGAATTTATTTGGGGCATAGCACGGGTATACCGGACGCCAGAGGACGTTAGACCTAGTACAGGTACTTGCAGCGAATTGGCGCAAGGAAAAACGGCTTTCACCAGGGGTAGTGAATTGGCTAATTTAGAAACTTCTGCAATAGGTCGGGCGATTGGGGCTATGGGTATTGGGCTAGGTAAATCAATGGCTACAAAGCAAGAAGTAAACGCTTCACAGGCTAGGCAGGTAACGCCTAAAGCTGCAGAAGTAGACCCCTGGGCGCTAGTAGATGAACCAGCGGGTTTAAGTGTTCCACAATGCGCCCACGGCGACATGCGACGTAAGACAGGGTTAAAGAAAGACGGCACACCTTACGGCGGTTATGTCTGCACGGTAGGCGCAACTGGTGAAGAATGTAAAGCACGTTGGGACAGATCATAATGAACCCATTACATAGCGATTACTGTAATTGTGAATGTCCGGAAGGGCTTAGTTATTCAAAGCTAGAAGAAACCCTAAACCGCGTAAGAAGGCTACACGTTAAAACGGTTATAGATAACAAAGAAGTTTGCGGTGGTTGCTTTAGTTATTACCCTTGCAACACTATGCGTGCTTTAGCGGGTGAAGAATGACGCACGAAATACGCAGTATGGAAACGCACCTGAAAAATACCTGGCAGTTTGACAAATGGGGCTTTACCGAAGGTATGGGCGACTTAATTACCATGACCGATATAGACGGGCTATACGGGTACTTCTTTGAAACTGGTTATAAGTACCTATTTGTGGAAATGAAGCACTGGGACGGTACCGGCAACGTGCCATACATTAACCCGCGATCAGGGCAAGCCGTAGCTTTAAGACACCTAAGCACCGAAAAAAACTTCACGGTTCTACTGGGTTATGGGGATACAGCTACAAAGACCGTTTATTACGCCGAAGTCTGGAATAACGGACAGGTTCATGTAGTGGATTTCAAAGAAGCAATTATCCAATGGTGGGCTTATTACCATGTCAAAGGATAACGACGTAGAGCGCTGCATTTGCGGCGCTTGGTATTACATAGGCAGACCATGTGGGTTCTGCGAGAAATGGAGAAACAGGGCATGAATAAAGAACCATTAGAGAAGCTATATGACGCGGGTTATGCTAACGCGCTTACACAGCTGCGGGTACACATTAACGCTTTTATAGATAAGCCAAACAGCCAGGTACAGCGGGTATTTGAACTTATGGATTTTATGTTAGAAACTACCGAACACGAAAAGGGCGCACAATGAACGACGAAGTTTGGAACACAATAAAGGCTAAGGCTATTGGGCTTTACGAAGCCATTAACGCATTACCCGACGATTGCCAAAAATGCGGTAATGAATTAGAACCTACCGATTTAGGCGTAGACCCCGACACTAATACGAGAATGTGGGTTACCTATTGTTGTGGGGTTATGGATAAGTACGAAGAAAAGTTAAGCGAAATATAAAAAGCGACACGCCCTAAGCTTCCCCACATTAGGACGTGTCGCGAATACCTATGGTAGCGTACGAGTTCCCGATACTCACTACGAAGTATAACGTAGGGCGTGCTAATAACACGCTAAACCGCCGTTTGAGGGCGTACTATTGGTATGGATTTATAAGCCCATACAGGCAGAAATGCGAAGTTAAATGATGTATTTGAAACGAACCGCCCAAATACTGGTTACCAAATTGTTTAACTACATGGCGCGGTTGGGCGAAAGCCCCCATGACGACCCAGGCGAACCGAAGGGTTAAGAAATGGTGTTAAGTGAAGCCATTCCTTGCCTGCTCACCTCTGGGTTAAGTCCTTGCTAATCTAAATAAATGGATTATGTACAAGTGCCTAAACAGGACTTAATAAATTATGTAGACAGGGTGAACTTACTAATTCAAGACCACGATAAACAAACACAGGAATTAAACGACATAAGGGCTTTAGCGGGAATAGTAGAAGCAACTTGGCAAGAAAGATTAGAGCTGCTGGCAGATCACATTTTAGATTTAGACCCTAAAGAAACCAGTACTTATGAAAGGGGTCTAATGAAGGCTTACGAGATTATGAAGGGCAACAGATGAGTGGACACAATTTACGGGGCAACACTACTAAGCGAGAAAGCCTACGGGCGCAGGCGTTTCGTATGTACGGCAAGACTTGCAACTACTGCGGCGACATAGGTAATGAAGTAGACCACGTTATAGAACTAGCTGCCGGAGGGGAAAATTCCATAGAAAACCTGCAAGTATTGTGCAAGGAATGTCACAAGAAAAAGACCAGCGCATACAACAGTAAGCGATTGAAGGCACACACAGGCACAGGGGCGGTTTTTTCTACGGCTTCTGCACCCCGACCCCTGTCCACATAATTTATTAAGTCCT